CCGTACATCTCGAAGATTGAGGATGGATACCAGAAGTTGTTGGACAGTCGCGCATTCTTGAAGTTCAACGTGGACGGTCTGTTGCGTGGTGACCAAGCCTCACGATATGCAGCATTCTCCACAGGTCTGCAATCAGGGTTCTTGTCAATCAACGACATCCATCGCATCGAGGATATGGCTCCGACTGAGGGTGGGGATGTGTATCGGGTTCCTTTGGCGAACGTGGATATTGCTGCTGCGAACTTGTCTGAGTTGGATCGCAAGTCTGTGATTGCTCAGCGTTTGATTCTGTCAGGGTTTGATCCGGCTGAGGTGATGGCTTCGTTGGAGTTGCCAAGGATTGCGCACACTGGTGTTCCTTCGACACAGTTGCAGGCGTTGTCAACAATCAATCCTGCTGATCCTGCTTCGGTGTACGAAGTGAAGTCGCAAGATATGAATATCAATATGCCTGAAGTGGTGTTGAACTACACGCCTCCAGCTGTGAATGTTCCTGCTCCGATCATCAATGTTCCTGAGACTGTGGTTCGTGTCAACATGCCACAGTCGAAGCCAACTGTGCGAACCGTTGAGCGTGACGCTGATGGACGTATCTTGACGATCACTGAAAGGGTTGAAGACTAATGGCACAGACACATGGAATCGGTGCATATCTTGGTAACGCTTGGCTGAATGCGTTGGGTAACAACACGTCGTTCGCTGTTGCGCAAGTGTATGTGAAACTGCATGTGGGTGATCCTGGTGCTGCTGGTACAGCCAACCCTGCAACCGAGACGACACGGAAGGCTGTTTCGTTTGGTGCTGCTTCGGCTGGTGTGTTGACTTCCGATGCCGATGTGTCTTGGACAAACATTGCTGGATCGCAAGATGCGGATCATTTTACTTGTTGGGACAATGTGAGTGCAGGGAACTTCTTGTTCTCTGGCAATATCACTGCCAATCCATACGATGCCGGTGATACTTACACAATTTTGTCAGGTAATCTCACTGCGTCTTTGACGCTCACATCGTAGGTTTGTGATGGCCGTTCAACGGTTCGTCCTTGACTCGACCACACTAGACAACTCAGGCTTCGGACTTGGTGGTGGAGCAGCGTTCATTCTTGACACATCAACGCTTGACGGGGCAGCTGTTCTTGATGGCGGTGAGTTTCTAACTGTCGCAACTGGCTCATCATCTTTGGGTGGGGTTAGTGCATCTGCGACTGCGACTGTCATCAAAGTTGCTGTGGCTTCGGCTTCATTGGGTGGGCTTGATGCTTCTGCGCAGGCCAAAGCAAGAAAGGCTGACGCTGTTGCTGTTGCGTCTTTGGGTGGGCTTGATGCGTCTGCGACAATCAGTGTTCTCAAAGATGTTATTGCGTCAGCAAGTTTGGGTGGGCTTGATGCTTCTGCGACAACGAAGGTTGCCAAAACTGCTGTGGCTTCAGCCGATCTTGGTGGTTTGGCTGCGAGTGCTTCGGCACAATCTGCACCACCAGAACCACCTGTGATCCCACCTTCGGGGTCACGTTGGTGGAGGCAACCTGCGACACCGGTCAAGAAACAAGAACTACCTGAACAGATCATCATTGAGATTCCGAAGCCGAGACGACCTGTGTTGGTGTCGGCTCAGGCTGGGTCAAGGCTTGGTGGTGTCGATGTGGGTGCGTTGGGTTCGGTCACGTTCTCCATCTTGGATGACGATGCTGAAGTATTGTTGTTGGTCTGATGCCTTATTTCATAACTGACAAGTCACCTGATTGTTCAGGTTGGGCAACCGTCAAAGAAGACGGTGAAGTTCTTGGTTGCCATAAGTCGAAGCAGGATGCTATTGATCAGATGATTGCAATCTCTATCGGTGAAGGTTTGGAACCTGGTGGCGAACGTGCGTTGCCGGACAACTATCGTCCTGCGTTGTCTCCTGATGTTCCTGAAGGTCGTGCATGTGGGAACTGCCATTACTACAACGAAGACATGATTCAAGAAGATGGCAGAGAGTTGAAGGCGTATTGCATGAAGTGGGATGCGTATGTTCTTGGCGGTTGGTATTGCAACGCTTGGCAACCTCACGACGAAGAATATGAGCATGAGGAGATGCGTCAAGTATCTCTAGAAGTTCCGACATACATTCGGAGCGCAGCGCGTAAAGGTTTGGACTACTACGGTCAAGGCTTGGCTGGTGATGGTTTGACTGACAAGACGGTTCGTGAAGCACGGGAGTTGGCTCGCGGTGAGATGTCTGAGGACAAGGTGATTCGTTCGGCTGCATGGTCGGAACGTCATGCGGTGGATTTGCAAGCACCAAAGAACTCAAACGCTGATGATGATGAGTTCCCTGGTGCTGGTGCTGTTGCACATTATTTGTGGGGCATCAATCCGTTGAACCCTCAACCGGCACGGGACTTCTATTCACGCAAAGCCGAACAGATCAAAGCGGAACGCGCTGATGCTCCTGCCCCACCGAAGGATCAGATCACGGGATCAGATAAGAATCCTGTTGGGTCTGCTAAGGCTCCAGCGAGTGGCAAGACGATTGAACTGTCAGAAGCGATTGAGACAGGTTTGGCAAACAAAGCCAAAGAACACAATGATGAGGTCGGTGACAACCCTGGGAAACGTGCAACGGTTGGTATGTTGCGCACAGTGTTCCGTCGAGGAGCTGGAGCGTATTCAACTTCGCATCGTCCAGGTGTGACACGCGATCAATGGTCGTATGCACGGGTGAATGCGTTCTTGTATTTGTTGCGCAACGGCAGACCTGAGAACGCAAAATACATTGGTGACAACGACCTTCTTCCGAAGTCGCATCCGAAGTCCACTAGAACCATGTCTGGGAATGTTGTTAGTATTGGCGGCATGGAAGAACTTGTTGAAACTCGACGCATCACATCCAATGACTTTGAACTGCGACAAGATCAGAACGGTGATGGCATGTCGTTCACAGGTTATGCAGCGGTATTCAATTCACCTTCTGAGCCGTTGCCGTTCATTGAACGGATTATGCCTGGCGCATTCTCCAAGACTTTGAAGTCAAGAAACAATGTGCGCATGTATATGAACCATGATTCGAGCATGCTGTTGGCCACAACCAAAGCCAAGACATTGCGTTTGTCGGAAGATTCCAAAGGCTTGTTCGTCGATGCTTCGTTGCCAGATACTTCGGTTGGTCGTGACCTGTCGGTGTTGATGAAGCGTGGAGATGTGAACTCGATGTCGTTCGGGTTCTCTGTTCCTACTGGTGGCGACTACTTCTCTGATGATGGGATGACACGTGAACTGCGTCAGATCAAACTGTTTGAAGTGAGCGTTGTCACGGGGTTCCCTGCATACACAGCAACCTCAGCATCTGTTCGTTCCCTTGATGCCTTGTCGGTTCGCACCGGCATTGATGCCGATCAGCTCGCAGCAGCAATCACCAACCTTGAGTCAGGACAAACATTGTCAAACGACCATGCGATGTTGTTGCGTGAAACTGTTGCCAAACTTGAACCGATTCAAGAAGCTGCTCCAGCGCGTTTGGGCGTGATGGCGAAGCACCTTGATTTGTTGAAGACCATCGCCTAACATCAGGTCACTGCATTGTTCAGCGGAGCCGCTGCGATGTTGCTGAATGCGGAGCCGCATCAGGTTGAGAAGTAGTAACTCCCTGCGTATCCACATCCACAACAATCCGAAAGCAGAAAACAACCATGAAAGAATATCTAGACCGTCAAGTTGAGATTCGTCAGCAAGCCTGGCACCAAGCCAAAGCAATCATCGACGTGGCCACAGCCGAAAAGCGTGACCTCTCAGCAGAAGAAGAGCAGACCTACGCACGTTTGAACAACGAGTTGAACGAGCGCGCAGCAACCATTGCCAAACTCCGTGAAGATGAATCACGCGAACTCCGCATGGACGCAGCAACCCGTGAGATTGCAGACCAGGTTCGTCCTGTTTCGGCAGCACCAGTTCAAGAAGACGTGGCAATGATCCGCGCACTCATCAAGGGCGACGTTCGTTCGCACTCGTTTGAGCGTCGTGACATCCTCAAGTCCTCAACTGGTTCACCAGTCCCAACATCGTTCTACGACCAAGTGATCATGCGAGCACGTTTGATTGCCCCAGTCTTGGGAACATCAACCGTCCTCAACACCGCTGGTGGCGAGAACCTTCAGATTCCATCACTGTCCACCTACTCCGTAGGAACTGTCAACTCGGAAGCAGCAACCTTGGGCGAGAGTGACCCAGTGTTCAACGCATTCGTGACTTTGAGCGCGTTCAAGTTTGGTTTCTTGACACAAGTGTCGTTGGAACTTCTTGAAGACTCTGGTGTTGACATGCTCGGCTTCTTGGCTGATCAGGTTGGCAACGCAGTTGGATTCGCAGTTGGTTCAGCATTGACTGTTGGAACAGGCACGACTCAACCAAACGGCATCGTCTCCGCATCAAGCGTTGGCGGTACTTCTGGAACAGCAACCGGCTTCACAGCAGACAACCTCATCGACCTGTACTACTCACTTGATGGTGCTGCTCGTCAGCTCCCAGGTGTTGGCTGGATGATGACTGGTAAGTCAATCGGTCTTGTGCGAAAATTGAAGGACTCCGCGGGGAACTTCGTATTTCAACCTGCACTCGGACTCGGTTCACCTGACACATTGTTGGGTCAACCAATCTTCGAGAACCCATCGATGGCCGAAGCAACCACTGGTACAAAATCAGTGATCGTTGGTCACTTGCCTTCGTACTTCGTGCGCCAAGTTGGTGGCATCAAGTTGGATCGTTCCGATGACTTCGCATTCAGCGCAGGTCTCGCGACTTTCCGCGCAACGATGCGGGTTGATGGTGCATTGCCACAATCCAGCCACATCCGCCATCTCCTCCAGCCGTAAGGCTTGAGGGGCTTGTCCCCTTACATCCCATAATTCCCCTAGGCTTAGGGTCGTCGCGAACACGCAGGGCGCGACGACCCTATTTCTATTTACCCCCTGCGATCTGCGAAGGAGAAGGAAGTGGGCAATGTTCGTAATCGTCAACAACACACCGGTAGAACTACCAGACCTCGAAGCACAGATTCTGTTGCGTCGGGGAATAGCGCATTTACCAGAGCGAGCAGACCTACCAACGGAGACGCGCTACGCATCCTCTGGTATTCCAACGCTCCCTTCGTCCCAACAGGGTATGGCACGCAAACCGCGCAAGCCGTCACAAGGCTCGTCAAAGAAGGTCACGAAGTAGCAATTCATGCCATGTACGGACTCGAAGGAGTTTCGTCTAATTGGAATGGGATCAAGATGTATCCACGTGGGATGGCACCGTATTCCGATGATGTGTTGGTTGCTCATGGTATGGATTGGGCGAATGGTAATCGTGAGTTGCCTTCGTTGTTGATGACTTTGTTTGATGTGTGGCCGTTGAAGTCGAAGTCTTTGGAGATGGTTCAAAACATTGCGTCTTGGGTTCCGATTGATCATGCCCCGTGTCCTGAAGATGTGGTGGCTTGGTGTGCGCGTCCGAATGTGAAACCGATTGCGATGTCTCGGTTTGGTGAGAAGATGCTGAATGATGCTGATGTGGAATGTTTCTATGTTCCTCATGGCATCGAGTCGGTGTTCAATCCTGATGTCAAGTTTGTGAATGGTGACAAACAGTTCACAGGTCGTGCGTTGATGGGTGATGTTCCTGATGACAAGTTTGTCGTGATGATGAACGCAGCGAACAAGGGTGCTAGTCCGTCGCGTAAATCGTTTGCTGAGAACCTGTTGGCGTTCGGTATTTTTGCGCAAGATAAACCTGACGCATTGTTGTATCTGCACACGGAGAAGGATGGTGCGATGGGTGGGGTGAACTTGGTTGCGTTGTTGGCTGCGTGTGGGATTCGTAACGATCAGTACAAGATTGTTGATCAGTACGCATATCGGACTGGGTTCCCTCAGCAGGCGTTGGCAACTATGTATGCAGCTGCTGACGTGCTGTTGTCGGCTTCGATGGGCGAAGGGTTTGGGTTGGCTGTGGTCGAGGCTCAAGCCTGTGGCACCAGAGTGATTGTTTCGGACTTCACTGCTCAGCCGGAGTTGGTTGGGTCTGGGTGGACTGTGGAGGTGCAACCGTTTTGGGATGCTGCACAGAAGTCTTGGTTCTGCACCCCACAAGTGGGTTCCATTGTGGATGCCCTGAGACACGCCTACGACGCGCCTAGAGGTGTTGATCAGGTGGCTGTGGACTTCGCACAGGCATACAACGCTGACGCTGTTTGGGAGGCTCATTGGAAGCCTGTGATGAAGGGACTTGCTGAATGGTGCCGTGCATCATCATCCCAGTCCTGAACAGGTATGACTTGTTGGAACGGGCGATCCGCTCGATTGACTATCCCGTTGAGCAACTGATCATTGTTGACAACGGCGATGGGTATGACGCTGACCTGTTGGCTTGGACTGCGCCTTGGCAATACATTCAGAACTGGTATCTGTGGAGGATGCCAACGAACCTTGGTGTGGCACCATCATGGAATCTCGGTATCAAAGCAACACCTCATGCTGATGGCTGGATTCTGTTGAACTCGGATGCTTACTTTGAACCAGGTCAACTGGAAGCGTTCTACAAAGACTGCGAACCGAACAACATCACGTTGAACAGGTCGATGCCTCATTGGTCGTGCGCGTGGGTGGGTGCCAGTGTGGTTGAGCGTGTTGGTCTGTTCAGCGAGTGTTATGTGCCTGCATATTTTGAGGACAACGATTTTGAGAAACGTGCGGAGCGAAGCAATGTTCAGGTGAAGGTTTCGCAGGCTGGTATCGGTCACGACAATTCTTCAACGATTGCTTCTGATCCGTCGTTGGCTGAGAAGAATGCAAAGAGTTTCCAAGCGAATCAGGAGTTGCATCGGTTGCGTTGGCAGTCAGGTTTGCCTGACGCTGGGCATTGGGATTTGAAGCGTCGTAGGGAGTTCGGGTGGGATTGATCGACTATCGCAATAGGCATGAGTTTGAGACGATCTATGTGTTTGGGTCTGGCGCGACATTGAACTATCTGGCACCAAGTTTCTTTGATGACAAGATTTGTGTGGCAACAA